GCGGGAGAAACGATCCACCAGCGCCACGTTTTGTTGGCGTGTTCCGGTGTAGCGACCAGTATCGTCACCCGAACCAAATGTATTGTCGGCTGCGAAGACCAGCACACCAGCAGCGCGAGCCCACTCCCGACCTCCAAAAGAGACGGCAGCCATTGGCTCCAAGAAACCATTCAGGGGGGCAAGCTCACCCGCATCCGCATTGGTCACCTCATCCAACAGAATGACGGTCGATGGCGAGGTGTACGCCATGAGAAAATCACGGGGCTCGAAAACGGTTTCACCATTTTTAAGACCTGTCGCACCCAAATATTCTTCCGCGCTGGTGTGCTTGTGAAAGTTAATGCGGACATACCCGCGCCCTGTACGCGCCGCAAATTGACGTGCGGTCTCGGATTTGCCCGTGCCTTTTTCCCCGCCGAACCAAACGTTCTCGCCCGTCCGGTCAGACAACAGCAGGTGCTTCAAAATGCCCTCAGTCCAAATGAAGTCAGGATCGACCGCCGGACTCGATGGGTCATTCCAAATGGATACGGTCATCGGTTTGCCCTTGGTGTCCCGCACATCCACGCCGAACGCCTCAAGCGCAGTCTTGAAATCCTCGCACCGGACATCAGACATTGACCCGACCAAAGCCTCAGCACCCGCCGCAACAACCGCCTGTTTAAACGGTGCAAACTCAGCGGCCACGGCAGCAGCCACCGCGACCTTGACGCTATCGGTGTCCACGCTAGACAGGTCAGAAAACCTCCGCTCAAGGCGCGTCAATAGCACCTGACTTTTCGACAGGTCAGCAGCCATCTTGTCTGCCTTTTCAAGGGCATCGACCGCCGCATCATGCGCCTTACTCGCGAGAGCACCCGCCGCTGCCGCCGCTGTATCCGCCTGTCGGTTGTCAACCGCCTGTTTGAGTGAGGGGTAATCGATGGGCAAAGCTTTGATGTCATCAATTGTGGCGGCGATTCTGCCCGACACCATCGAGTCCACTAGCCACTCAATAGCCTCCTCCTTTGTGGCGGTCAGCCAAGGGTGTGCATGGTACTGTTTAAACGCTGCTATGATTCGCGCCTCGGGCATTACCGAAAGCGTTACCGTTAAATGTGTCTTGTTCATAAACCCCCCTTACGTTAAAGAAAAAGTACCGCCGCAAACGCACGTGGGCAAACCCTGCGCCGCCCACTTGTTGGTAAGGCGGATGGTGTAACCACACCCACACTCAGCCTTGAGCATGCGTGTACCCTGAGTCTTGCGGGTTTGCACCGACAGGGCTGCATGGGGGTAATCACCCAACGACCCAATGATGTCCGCGAATGTGGGCATGAACGTGGCGCTGCCGCGCGTTGACTTCCAAGCCTCACGACCGCCGCCGATGGGCTCGAGGTGCATCAGGTGCGCAGCCGCTTGGAAATTCACGCCGTGGTTCATCGCGCCCGCCGTGGCGTGGCACAACTCATGCATGAGCACCTCAACGACTTGGATCGGGTCTGCAAGTTGGGGTGATATCAAGATCTCCACGCTGCCGTCAGCAGAATTCTTGTCTGCCCAGCATTGCCCGATAGCCTTGCTGCGCTTGGCGTCAAGGGGAAACCCGCAAGCCACTCGGATCTTGGCGGGTAGCGGCTTGCCGACCGCCGCAAACACAGGGCGCAATTCCTGCACCGCCTGAGTCAGATACTCTTCCCTAGTACTAAACATGATTCACCTCCTGTTAAATTGTGGACATAGCAACCACTTTAGGGCGCTGAATGACGGTCTGCCTGATGCCGTTGTAAACGGTGTGCTCTTTGATGCTGGCTTTCAAAGTGACGGTGTCGCCCTTGCCGCCAATGTCAGATCGACCCTTGTAGGTGATAGCGTTGCCCTGCTCATCACGGGCAATGGTTATGTAGTTGTCGATGTAGAACTCGGACTTGAGCACAATCACGCGCTCAACTGTGATGGTCAAGGTGACCTTATCGCCAACCGCACCAATGTGCTGGCTGTTGGCGCGAGCAGCCTCAAGGCGGTCAATCACCGCAAAGCAGGACTCCACAGCCTCGACTTGGCGAGCGGTTAGGTTGCCCCAATGGGTCAAGTTGTACGCCATGCTGTTGAGGAACTCATTAGCGCCCTCATAAGCCGTCAAACGGTTCACCAAGGCGCTGTTGGCATCGCGCCATGCTAGGCTGGCCAAGAGGCGCTCTGTTTGGCGCTGTGCGCGTTCTGCCTCAATTTGAGCCTTACGTGCATCGCGGCGCTTTTGAGCGCCAGCCTGACGGCGAGCGCGGGTGTGCTCCAAGCGAACCTTTTCAAAGCCATCGATACCCCAACCAGTTTTGGCAACGCAATCACAGCCGACCTTAAACTGACGGGCTCCAGCAACGCTGCCTCTGATCCAAAATTCCCAACGTATGCCAGTGCCGCAATAGTCGCAGCAGCCGCCAGCCTTGGTCGTGCCATCGCCAACAACAAACACATTCTCAGTTACATGAGTGCACTTGAATGGGGCTTTTCCAAGCCCTGCCTTTTCAAACGGGTGAACCATAACGACCTCCTATTGATATCAGCACCAGCGCTGATGTTGATATTGTAGGGAGATTTAAACGGGCATGTCAATAGCCCTGTGATTTAGTCGGGTATTGGACGACCGTCAGGCGCTCTATATATATATGTCATCAGCCCAAAAGATATCCACAAGATGTTCATTTAGGGGGTGTGAATAAAAGACTGTCAGGTGTGGATAAGTACCTGATTAAAAAATAGGCAAATCGATCAGAATCGATCAGGTGAGGCGATCGCGAGGGGGTCAAGGGGGTAGTGGCTTGGAGCCCGAAAATCGCTCAAAACGCGTTTAAATCGATTCTAGAGGCATGTACAAACATACAGTAAATAGCCTAAATGCTATGGTGTAAACGGGCTCAGTAGGCAAAGACTACCAACCTGTGGACAACTTCCTGTGGATAACACAAACATATCCACAACCTGTTTACATGCTGTTGATAACTCATTAGAATGCGAACGTCATGTTTAAACATACAGTATGAGGTGACTACATGGGTATACGTACAGTACAGGATAGTGGACAGGGCAAGATGTCACGCGATGAGTACTTGGCAGCACTCGAAGCGGACGATCAAGAGGGGCTAGATCAAGACCATGATTCGCCCGAGGTCGATAGCGAAGCGGAGCGGTTGGCTGCTCACGCAGAACCACCTAGGATGAGAGTAGACGGTAAGCCTGTAGGAACAGAAAGACAAAGACCTCTGACACCAAAACAGTACTCTTTTGCAAGAGGGCTTATAGAGGGAAAAACACAGGAACAAGCATACCGAGACGCATACCCTGACGCACAGGCTAAACCACAGGTGATCAAGTCAAATGCGTGGAGACTAAGCCAAGATCTCAGGATCCAATCTATGCTCCAAGAGCATTGGGGTGAGACGGTAGAGGCACTCGCGGAAGACACCGCAGCCACGAAACGATTCGTGTTGAAGCAACTGCTGCACTATGCTAAGTCAGGCAAACAGGAGGGCTCTCGACTCAAGGCACTTGAACTCATGGGCAAGTCTGTCGGCATGTTCAACAAGGTGGATGAAAAGGTTGAAGACACCAGCCTAAGTGCGGATCAACTCAAGCGTGATCTAGCAGGACACTTGCGTCTACTCAACAACGTGAGACCACTCACTCGCACTCAGGTCATTGAGGCTGATGTGGTCAATGTGTGATGTATGTGTATGTATGCGTAGGTGCATGCAGACCAGTGTCACTAGCGTTTACACGCGCAGCCTCTACGGTCATCAAGGCGGGAGTGGGCTTGTGTGTGGCGGTGATGGCGTGGGCGAGACCCCTACCCCCCATATTCCAGTTGGGGCCCCCTCCCTCGACCTGCACTGTATTCCACTCACACAATTATGTTCCCCCTATCTTCTGTGAACGTTCTCATTCCTACCCCCCCTATATAAAATTTTAGAAAACACCCCCCCTATATATTTTCACATTTAAACGCTTGCGAACGTTCACAATTGCGTTTAAACTTGCATCATGTCAGATAAACACAAACTGATTTTTGAGTTCATTAAGGCTTACATGAAGATTCATGGGG